AGTTCCAAGCGGAAGTTCCACTTATTACGATGCTAAACAATGTGGTAATGACTATTTCTGGGATGGTAGCGGTGGTTATAGCGGCCCTATTCCTGTTTGTAAATATTACACCAACGGCACATACATCTATAACGATGGAACTTACGACTATTACTGGGATGGCACAGGCGGCTACTACTCTGTCTAAACTTTATGGCTACTGAACCTATCAACATCGCTAAAGGCTGGAACGCCTTCGTCAAGGACGGCAAGTCCTGCCTTGGCTATCGTGAGTTCAAAACTGGCGGCAAGTACTTCGGCAAACTGACCCTCATCAACAAGCCTACCGAGGCTGAACTGAAGGCTGAACTCGCCCGGCTCAAAATCTCTCTCCCTGCCTAATATGATTACGATCCTCCTCCTCTCCATCTCGTTCCTTGGCGGCCTCTATGTCGGCGTGCGCTACTCCGAGAAACTGCTCGCCGTCTGGCACTCCATCACAGGTAAGTAATGCCAACACGGGAGTACGCAGTCGATGGTGACGAGGGGTTCATCGGCTTGAACTCCAGGGACAACCCGGTCAATCTGGGTAAGAACTATGTCTCCAAGGCTCAGAACATCCGTATGGATCGTGGCATCGCCACTGTCCGTAAGGGTGCTGAACGCCTGACTCAAGGCTCTCTCGTAGGCCAGGCTATCTACGGGGCTTGCTCGTATACTACCCCAACAGGTCAGGAACTGATCATTGTCGCTGTCTCTGACGGCCTGTACAAGTACACCCCTGACACGGAAGCACTCTCTGCTAAAATTCCGTTTCCGGCAGGCCAGACAATTGCCAATGGGGATGAGGTAGAACTCTATCAGGCGCAGGGCATTGGCTATGTCTATATCCTTCGTGGGTTCAGTAAATCAGTTTTGCGCTGGGATGGCACTACAACGATTGTAGTTCCGGGCGTATCTACGCACCATAACTACCCTAACAGCCGTCACGCCCTGTACTACGGCAATCGTCATATCGTTCAGACTGATCGCAATACGATCCAAGTCAGTCATTACCTTCAGGATAACCACTGGTCTGCTCTTGATGTGTTTACCATTGATGACGGCAGTTCCGACACACTTGTAGCCGTAGCCCCTTGGACTCTTAATGAGTTCGTCATCTTTATGCGTAACAGCATCTTCTACGCCGCCGCTGGCGTGGGTGCTAACGCATCAGGAGATCCGGCGCACGAAAACGACTCCTACATCAAGTCCCTTGCTTCCGACATCGGCTGCATCGCCAAGGGGTCTATCGTCCAGGCTGGCGGTGGCATCCTGTTCTTGTCGGACAATGGCGTGTACATCCTCAATCCTGCCGGTGCTGGCAATGGGGCTGGCAATACCCCTGAAGGGATGCGACTTCTGACGATTGCAGAACCTCTTTCTGCCCCGGTTTCTGATGTAATCGCCCGTATCAATTTCAATGCCGTAGATAAGGCGATTGCGACCTACTGGGAGAACCGATACTACCTGGCAGTCCCGCTGGACAATAGCACTGTCAATAACGCCGTCCTCGTCTACAACTTCCTTAACAAAGCCTGGGAGTCCGTAGACACCTACAATCCCAGTCAAGCGATTGAGGACTTCGTGGTCGCCAAGAAGGGTAACCGCCGCCGGATGTTTATGATTGATAAGAACCAAGGGTTGTTCTTGCTTGAGGAACTTGACTGGGACGAGTTCGGTGGTGCTACTGGTTCGCCCCAACTGCCGTTCTACATCCCTGCCACACTTAGCGCCCTTTCCTTTCAGCCTGTCGAAATCGATGCTGAAATGATTACACGTGCTTACTCTTTTCAGACCAATCGTGAGAAGCGGTTTTCCAGCATCCAGGTCGATGCCGAGTTGCCTACTGGCGGCGCAATGGATGTCACGGCTATCACAGTTAACCCTGATACTAATACGCTTCTTAACTCTTACGGGTCTCCTACAACCGAGGATGTGACACTTCGCTTCCCGGTTCGCAAGTCTGGCTATTATGCCCAGATTAAACTGGAATCCAAAAACCTTCGTCCGTCCTTCAGGTCGGTGACTGTTGAAGCACTGATCCCTGGACAAATGACTCAAACCAAGAAATAAATGGCTCAAATCCAATCCCCAGAAACCTATGTAGATGGGCAACAGGTGACTGCGGCTCGTCTGAATAACCAGACGAATGGCGCTATCCTGCTCCCAGGTGCTGTCACCGACCAAACTGCCATCGCCGGAGGGGTGGCTTCGTCTGATACTCTCATTGTCCACGATGCCTCCGCTTCTGCGCTTCGCAAGGCTACCGCTGCCGAACTACTTGGCGGTGGCATCCCTGTCGTAGCCTCGTCCGTAACAACCACGGACAGTGTTACTACGCCGGAACTCAAGGCCGTGGCTAATGGTGATGTGAAAGTCATCCCGTATGATGGAGTTTCTGTCACTGGGAAGACATTTGCGTCTGTCGCTGGTACTTCAGTTACGATCAACTCTACGGCTCACGGCCTGGTTGCCGGACAGGTAATTACTGTCGCCGCCTCTGTCGCTGCCTACTCTGGCACTTTCAAGATTACCTCCGTCACCACTGACGAAATCGTATATACTCTTCCTGTCGCTGCTACTCCTGCTTCTGGATCTTGTGATTACACCAAAGAGGGTTCGCAACGTGTCGCAGGAAATCTAATTGTCGAGGGAAATGATTATGTCATCGGAAACTCGTCTGTTGACGGAAACCTATCCGTATCTGGGAACTTCAGTAACACAGGCGTAGCCAACTTCACCGGGTCGTTCCAACTCAACGGAACTGCAGGATATGCCCTCTATGAAGTATTTGAGGCTAATGTTTCTTATTCTAATGCATCTGTTCCTGTCGGCTGGAACCCGATGTATACCTCTCCATCGCTCACCAAGCCTTCAGATGAAATCTGGATTATCGAAAGCGACCTGCGCTGGAGACACACGCTTCAACTTATTTGGGCTGTAAGGCTTAACCTTACGACTCCTAATACTATGCTTAATGGAACTATTGACATAGAGGGTGCTGGTTCTGACTACTGGCATATTGAGAGCAATATTATGCGTTATGTTTTCAATACAGGAACTACATTTACTAGCACAATTACTATTGATGTTCTTCCTAGCAGTGTCGCTGGTTATGCTTTTTATTGCGGTGAAACAAATTACACAACCGCAGGAACTGCTATTACTGCTCTCACGTTCTCTCCTTCTAAGTTCCGTATCTACAAGTACAAGACCGCCTAATGCTCTTGTCCGAACTAACCTCCTTCGTTGATGCGAACCGCTACAAGGGTCGCAGGGAGGCGTTCGGCATCAAGGATACCAAGAACTACCTCCGCTGGGCGTTCCTGCACGACTACCTGTTCGTAGCCTTTGACGAAGGCCGGATCGCCGGGGTGGGTGTCGCCTACCCTATCGGAGAGCCTTATACCGGGGATGAAGATGCCCTGAACCCTGACTTTAAAGTCCAGCCTGTCGATGAGCCTGGTAAGGACATTTGCATTATGGACTGGTGTGCCATTAACTCCGCAGGCCGAATCAGCCTGATTTGGAAGTTCCGGCAACGCTACCCTAACTGGGAAAACCAGAAGAAATGGGCAGTCCAATTCGACAAGGTAGTCGAAATCTCTAACAAATACATTAACCTAATCCACACAATCTAATGGGCGGACGAGCAAGAACACCAGCACCTAATCCAGAGGCTGACTATAACCAGTACCTTAACGAAGGGCGTAATGCCCTCCGGGCGCAGGGCGAACTGTTGCCAATTCAGGCACAGATGGAGGAGCGTCTTGCTCCGATGCTCATCAATGCTCGTATGGCTGGCCTCAAGGCCACCTCTCAGGGGCTGATGGGTCTATATGGCGATCTGTACGAGCCTGCTCAGGCTCTCCAGAAGCGTTACGCTACCGACCAGATGTCGATGCTGGCTGGAATGGGCGCTCAGGCTACTGGCGCAGCCCTTGGATCGCTTGACCCCACTACCCGTGGCATTTACGATACCTTTGGTCAGCAAGCACTTACAGACCTTCAGGCTGGTTCTAGCCTTAATGCCCAGGAAACCATCCAAGCCCAG